TGTTGCACCTGAACCTGAAGCTGCTTTTAATTGTACTGTGTATGAACCAGATGTACTATTTTTAATTAAATAAAAATTTTCTACGCCTACTGGAAAAGTTACAATTTTATTTCCAGAAATTGTTTCAGGAGAAACTGCACCAAAAATAATAACTCTAGTTGCAACAGTAGCTCCTGTTGCACCATCAGATTCAGTTAAAGCTGTAGTGTTAGCTCCTGCACCAGCGGTATTTAAAGTTTGTACTTTATAACCACCAGAGATTTGCTCAATGAGTTGTAAATTTGTATTTGTTTTTGTTCCCCAAGTACCGGCATTTTCGCCAGTTGCCATTAGTTCTACGCCGAGAGGTGTATAAGTAGATGCCATTGTTAAAATTCTCCTAGTTTATTGTTTTATATTGTTTATTTAGTTTTAAGTCAAACATAATTATGCAGGAGTTTTAACCGAATATCCTGTTGTATTTTTAGGTGTTTTTTTAGTATATCCTGTACTGGTCTTAGGATCAAGTTTTCCGTAATATTGAAGTATTAACTTAGAATCATTTAAAGTAATTGTAGCACTTTGACCTGTTGGAAATACATTAGATAATTGAGTAGTTGTTAAAGTTCCTGCAGCTGATGTAGCTGATTGACCCGTTGGAGTTACAAGTGTAACTGGTAAAGCTTCAACAGCACCTAATGCTGATGTAGCTGACACTCCCGTTAATAAATGTGTAGGATCAGATGTAATGTTTACTGAACCAACTGATGTTGAAGCAGATACTCCAGAAATACCTATCGCACTAGCCGGTGCTAAAGTTCCTACAGCACTTGTTGCTGATAAACCTGATAAACCTACTGAATGATCATCTTCTGTTAGTAAACCTGCAGAAGAAACTAAACCTAATCCTGTAAGTGTAAAAGTAAGATCTGATTTAACAGTTGATAAAGAATTTAATGTAGATGTAGCAGATAAACCTGTTAGTCCAACAACGTCTTTAGCAATTACTGTTCCTAAAGATGTAGTTGCTGATAAACCAGATATATTAAATACTGCTGATTCTACAGAACCCCATCCATTTTCTCCCCAGTTTAAAGTACCCCAACCAGGTTTTTGTTGTACATCTAAAACTCCAACACTTGCTGTTGCTGATAGGCCGGTAAGTTCAATAATAGGTGTATCTCCCCACGCCTGATAACCCCAAGTATTTCTTCCCCATCCAGTTTCAACAACATTAGAATCATTCCAATCCATTTGTCCCCAATACGAACGGCCCCAACCATCGGTATTAGCTTCTCCGCCCATACCAGAGTGATTAGTACAATAATAATATAAAGTTGAAGGAGCACCATTAGCTACTTCTATTTGTGTATAAGCTCCTGAGTTTCCAGGTGTACCAGATGTGGTTACTCCTGTTGTGTATTCACTACTCCCTCCTGCATCTTCAGCTGTTGCAAATCTTAAAGGATGATTATTATTAGTATTATCTGATTGATCAAACTTATAAGTAAGACCAGCTCCAATCATTATGGTAGCTTGAGATACTCCATCAATTACAAATTTACCACCAGCGACTGTTACGGTGAATGTCTGAGCTATTGACATAAGGACTTTCTCCTTATGCTATCTGAATGATTGCATTTCCTGCTGTTTGAGCTGGGAATTGAATTGTAAAAGTTCCGCTTGTTACAGTTTTGTCTGCACCAAAATTAATAGCACAAACTGCTTTGTTTGACTGAGAAGAATTATAAATTAAACATCCTCTTGCTGTAAAAGAAGCTGTTGAACCCCAACTTGTATCAGCAAACTTACAACAAGCAGTGTCACCAGATAAAACCGGAGTTGTACTTGTTAAACTATTTCCACCTGTTGTGTATCCAGATGAAGTTGAAGTTACTTCATAAGTATTAGTTGGATCTGCTGTACCATCTGATGGTGCAGTGTAAGCTGTTGTTGATTTACTTAAAGTTGCTGAGTTACTTGAATATAAAGCTAGTTTAAATGTGTTTCCTGAAGACGCTGTAAAATTATGCGTTCCAACTAAAATTTCTTGTTTAAAACTATTACATATTGCCGATGTTATTGCCATAAATTTTCTCCTAATTACTGAGGCGCTGACTCGATTGGAATTCTAATTGTACCATCCGTGTAATCGTCTCGTCTTCTTCTTCCAAGTTGCATCGCTGCAAACTTTTGTAGTTCAGTTTTATACTTCTGTTCATATAATGTCAACATATCAGTTGGACCTTTTAAGAAAGAATATGCCTCTACTAAACAAGCATATAATAGACCTTGAGGAAAGTAATTACTTACATAAGTTCCTCCGGTATTAGTTTCTAGACCTGTTGGCATAGCATTATAATGAATAATGTATTTATAATTAGCACTTGGTGTAGGGGCTACATATATAGCTCCGGAAGTAGCCGTACTTGTACCTGTTGTAGCACCACCAAACATAGAGTAATATTTAGGAAGTCCTGTTGTATCCTGACCTGTAGAACCACCTTCTGTACCTGTCAGTTCTCCTATATACTCAGATATAAAAGTTTGATCACGTCTTTCTAACCATACTCCTTCACCTGTAGTAGCAGTTGTAGAATCAAATACTTGAATACCTCTAACAAATAATAAACCAGTAGGCATTGTAATAGAATTAAAATCTGTAGCAAATTGTGCTTCTGCTTGAATTCTATCAGAGTCCATTGGACAATCTAAATTAATTCTGTGTTCAGCATTACGAAGAAATCCATTTATAACAGCAGCAGTAAATACGTTAGCATCTACTTCTGTGTAATTTCTAATATCTGTTGTTAAATCTGAATAACTATATGCCATAATTAAGCTCTATCATTTACGGGTCCAATTGTACACTGAAAACCGCCTCCTGTTGCTGTGCTTGTAGCATTAGATACTAAAGGCACTGTTAAAGAATTATATTGTGTTTCAGTTGCTGGTTGAGCTCCTGTTTGAACCGTTGTTCCAATAGCTGTTGCAAGATATGAACCATATACTTTAGCACCTGAGGTGTGAGCAATTGCTGTAGTATTGGACGGAGTTACACCTTTAAATGGTGCGGCTGTTCCACGTGTGCATCCGGTTAAAGTATGTGTAGATCTTCCTGTGTATTGAATAGTTTCATTTACATATTTTCCAACAAGTAAAGGATCAGTAATTGTACCTGCATCTAGATCTGTTTGTGTCCAAACTTTTTCTATAACAATATATCCTGCTGTTGGAAATTCAGATCCATCAGTCAAAACAATTGATGTAGCAGAATTATTTATGTTTCCATTTAACGTTGTTGATAATTCTAAAGTTGTAATTGCAACTCCACCTACCGGTTGTTTTACATCACTAAATCTTACATATGATGTACCAGCATTTAAACCATTACTTGGAAAAGAAACACTTAAAGTTGGAGAACCTCCTGTTGTTGTAAATGGGTTGTTAGGTAAAATATCTTGAACTGGAAATTCTACTCTAGCCGGTCTTGCATGTTGTAATCCTTGTGGATCAGCTCCTACTGGGTGTGGTTCTAATTGTGGTTGCTTAGGTTCAAATTCAGAAATATGGACCCACGCACCAGTCCACTCTTGCACCATCTCTCTATACGGAAATGCTGCGCCTGATCTATCAGATATTGCTAATGCTCTACTACCTTTTGCGAATCTAGCCATTATACATTTGGATAGTATGTCTTCGGAGTAATGTATGTGCTAGCTGGAGAACCATCTTCTGATAATGCTCTTGCTAATTCATCCTCGTACAACAACTTCATCTCCTGTGTTCTTTGTGGTGCAAACTTCATAGATAAATAATATGCAAGACCTGAAATCATGCATGGTACAAATCTAAAAGGCGCATCACTTGCGTTAGTATATGCTCCTGCATCTTGAATTCTTTTTACATAATAAACATTTAAATAGTTTGATGCAGCAGTTGCGTTAGGCATAGGATAAATAGTAATTGTAACTTTATCTATAAATCTTTGTACCCAAAATTGTGAAGGAGTTCCAAGTGATGCTTTGTTTGCTGTTGCAGAATAAGCATCTCTTGCAACTTTAGTTAAACCAATATCTGATTGAGATGTGGTATTATAATTTTGTCTATAAGTAACATTTAAAATATCTGAAATACCATAAATGTTTGCTGTTGGAACTGTTGTAGCTTGAGGTGGTTCTCCTCCTCCAGGAACATCTGAAGAATTTCTATAAAAAGTATAAATACCAGAACCTTCAGCTGTTGCATCAACATTAGTTGATGAACCTACTACTAAATTAATATTAGTATTTCCTACTTCCCAAAAATGTATTCCTCTATTGCCCCACTCTTGAAAAAGAATGTTTAAAGATCTTCTTGCAGTTTTTATTTGGTGACCTGCTGTACCTACTAAACCTAAACGTTCGTAAGCATCTGCAATGATCTCATCAATTGAAAAGTTTTGATCAAATGCGTAGGCTGAGGAAGTAGTATTCGCCATTGGCTACTCCTTTAGAATGTTCCGACTACGTAAAAAAAGTCTATATTAGTTAAAACTGCGTAAGCTCCTTCGTCACAATAAATACCAGCTCCCGGTAATTTAAACTCGTGAACGGCATCAGCGGCTGCACCAAACTTACCATGGAAAACTAAATTTTTTGCTGTTGCAGATCCAGTTTCATTATAAATTTTTATATCAGCGTTAGCTCCACTAGACATTGCAAAGATGTTCATAATATTAATTTTTTGAATATTAGTAGCTGTTCCCGTTGTAGGATTAGCAGTGTTGTCTACTACTAAACTTTGCAATTGACCAGTTGCAGTTAAGACAACTGTTTGTCTTACTTTTGATGTTATTGACATAATTTTATTCTCCTTAAAATTCATGTGGGGCCGAAGCCCCACAATAAATTATTTATTAACCTACGTTAACGTTTTGAATGTATCTAACTGTTAACCATCCTTCACCAGCTCCAGTGTTAGTATTCGTTAATAGAATTCTTCTATCTGAACTACCAATGTCTGCCCATGCGTCAACTCTAGCTTTGTTAGCACCAGCTGTAATTTTAATGATACCTAAAGTACCACCAGCGATTGCGCCAGCTGCAGTGAATGCAGTTGCATCACCAACATAACCTAAGCCAGTTGTAGATGCACCACCACTCCAAATAACACTTACAAATAAATCTGCTGCAACCAATTGGCTGTTTGCAGGAAGTATTATATTTGTTGAAGTACCTGTTGCTGTTTGGTCAACTTTTTCTGTCTGTGACATTAAAACGTAACCAGTATTTTTCATATCTGTTCCAACAGTAGTTCCGATAGTATTTTTAATAGTACCAGCTAATATTGGTCCAGAGAATGTAGTGTTTGCCATAATTTTATCCTCCTAATTTCCGAACATAGTCTTTAGGCCGTCGACTATACGCGTCTATGTTCTATTTTAAAATGTATAGTGATTAATTTATATATTAGATTTTAGTAGAGTGCAAGAGAGCCTTAAAAGAAAGTGCGATTTCAGCGATGTAGCTTTTGTTCTAAGTAGCTACAGAAACTTGTGGAGCAGCGTTTTCAACGCTATTTCGTAAGTGAGCAATTCTTGCTTCTTCAAGTTTAATGTCAGTAATGACTTTTTTAACTTTGTCATCTATTCTGACCATTTCAAGAGTGTATCTACCATTAGACAGATGCTCCTGTTCCCACTTCAACTCCAAGGACCTTTTTTG